TGAGGAAAGGGTTAGGCAGACTGAGAAGAGATTGGAGAACGCTCGCGTCCCAGTACCTCCTGAACTAAACATCCCAAAGAATGAACCAAAGCCTATAGAGGAATTGAATCAGACATCTGAAGATAATGGGATGATGGAAAATGGATTAAGTCTTGAAGATATTAGTTCAATAGTATCAGAATCTATCACTGAATTCCTTAAGAGTTTCGAAGAGTCTATGAAGGAACGAGAAAAAGAGAATATCCAACAGGCAGATATTTTGAGAAAAGCGTTAGTGAGTGGAGAGGTTAAAGTAAACGTCGTCAACCTGAAAGACATTCCAGCGCCTCAAGTGATTACAGGATCTTCAGGCGGGGGGGATGTATCTTACGGGGCAAGTAACTTTGGAGATTAATAATGTCAACGATTAGAAGCGAAATAAGCACATACTTCGGCAAAACGGTTTCTGGATTTGTTGCAAATAAATTCAAAGTCGAGATTGCGTCCATGAACATGGAAACTCTAAGATTCTATGTTAAGAAAGTTTCAATACCATATGAAACTCTTAATTTCTCCGAGGATGTATACGTTAGTGCTACTACATTAGCTAGGCCAAGAAATGTAATATCAGTCCAAACTCCATCGGAAGTCTCATTTACATTTCGAATGGACCCTGAGAATTCAATAATCAAAAGACTTGAGTCATTATTCTACAGTACCCACAACAATAATACTTTTGAAGTTACTAAAAATCCTAAATTATTTACTATCACCGTTACGTTATATGGAACCGATCATGCCGTAAAATATTCAAGTACTTTGAAAAATTGTAGCTTGGTTAAGATGGAAACATATGATCTAGATGCATCCGATAGAAAGTTGAAGGAGTATTCGACTACATTCTTGTGTAATAGGATAGGAATCCCGCAATATGCTGACACTTCAAGCAGTAAATTAAAGGCTGTGACAAGTTGCCAAGAATTGTTAAACAAATACAAGGCTGCGCTATTAAAATATCAAGACTCACTAAACACTAGTGAAAATACTTCACTCGGACTAACTAAAGATGATATTGATCGGGCTTTTTCGACAAGTAACGTAATTTCCATATACGTAAATTTATTGAATAATTCAGGCCCATGTAGATTTGACGAAAAGTTTCCAATAGGAAGGCAACTCGCAGGTCCGATTAGAGATTATTTGTATAAGGCGCTAATATCAAATGGGGTTCCCTCTGATCATATTGATACTGCTAACTAATTACTCTGGACTATAAGCATTTCTAATAGTTGTCTTTTTCTTCTCAAAAATTGCGAGATCGTAATCAAACATTACGTTGAATTTGTATAGATCATTACCGTCATATGCTAATTTAACATTATCTATTGTTGTTGGCTTTATGTTGAGGAACTTTATTTTGAATAATTCTTCACCAGTTACGTAGCTAAAGCAAGTAAGTACAACTGCATTTCTATTGACTATTTCGCCTGATGCGAAGTTTGGGGTGTTAAGGGCGTTCTTCACGTTGAATGGGTTTGATATTAAGGTATTGTTACCTTCGGAGAATTCTCCGCCATCGACGCATTGCTGATGCCATCTGAGTAGGGAATTATACCCTATTAGACTTTCGCCTTCTAGGATTGTCATCGTAATCGAACCTGCATTATTAACAGAAGTTGGCACTTTTCGTTCAACTCCGAAATAGTACATTGAATCTGTCTCGCTTTGGAATTTAGGTACTTCAACATCTTTAATATGAAAAGATAGCATCTCAGAGCTTGGGAATGAATTAGCATTACTAAATTCTGAGAAATTAAAAGTAACTAGCCATTTAGTATTTCTTATTGGCTCAGATGTCCTCGCCAGTGCAGTTACAAAATATCCATACTTTTTATCTAACATTCTATTATTTAGGTAAAATAAAGGCTCTCCCAATGGGAGAGCCTGTAGAGAATCGATAATGCTCGAATTACATTCCGTTACCCATCGAACCGAACTTCGAAGGGACCACGAAATTGTAGGTATCCTGATGAGACTGCATAGTCCACTTAGCCAGCGCAGGTGCTTCGTGACTTAGGCTAATACCACCAACCGACTTAGGGAAGAAGTTAACGAAAGAACATCTCCATAGAACATATCCCTGAGTATAATCGTAAAGTTCCAACCAAACCATGTCATTATTTCTAACGACGCTATTTGGATAATCGGTCTGGGTGAACTTACCTGAACCTAAGTTCACACCCATTCCATTAGCCGCATTTGGATCAATTGCGGCATTGTTTGGGTTATCAATAGTCAAAGCTCCGACGTTATGTACATATTGATTCCACAGTGCGAAGAATCTAAATGCCTTCAAGTCGGCAGTCTCTTGAATTTCCCAGTCCAGTTCTGTGTCGAATTCAGTGTTGGTGGCAAATGCCATCTTCTGACCCATGAAGAACGAGTCAGCCGTCTGAACAACAACCTTAGGGACATTACCAGTCTTGACAAGGACCGAGAGATCCTGATCATTGGTAATATCTGAGAGAATAGCGGGATTACCCATTGCGGTCTTTAGGGCCGCAGTGTTAATCCTTAGTCTCCAGTGTGTGGTTCGAATAGGATCTCGCTGAGATGCCATCTGCGAGATCCAGTAGAAATTTGATTTATCCGCCATTCTTTTTCTCCTTATACCTTAATTCCAGATTCAACTATTCCACCTGTCCTGTAAAGGGTAGTGGTGAGATTGATGACTCTAGTATCTCTGACGATTTCAAGGCCAACATCCACATTTAACTGACCTGCATCAATTACTTCAGGAGTGTTGTTTGTCTCGTCACAGATGACGTAGTAGTTATATAGGCCCGGAGGATCTGCATGGTTCATGATGTAGTTGAGGTCATCATTGAGCATGTTCCAGATGGTCTTACGGAGTGCAGGAGTATTCAACTCTGCGACATACTGTTCGAGCATCTTGCGGTATCTCTTGTTGAGATTTGCTAAGAAGCACACTGCATGCCATCTCTGAAGAACCGAAGACTTTGCCATTAAGGTGTAGTCATCCCAGAAGTATTCACCTGTGGTGGTCAACCTAGAAGGGTTAATCCTGTTCTGGCTGAGCAATCCAACTTCGTCAGGGTATGTACGAGGGTTGATAGTTCCCACGGAAGGAGAAGTAATCAAACCTCTGTTTGGACCCCACTGAGTCTGCCATGGGTGTGAAGTATTGAACACGTTATACGCAACAACTGCCTTGAATACCGAACGAGCGGCTTCAATCTGTTTCTTGTTGAAGGTGTCGTTTATGATCTGGCGACCGTCTTGAGCATTACCCCAGAGGGTTGCGTAAGATGCAGTTGAACCGTCAACTTCATTACCCACCGAAGGATACTTCTTGAAGTAAGTGACTAGGTCATTTACCTTGGAACGCTTTGGTAGATCAAGAACACATGGAGCGTCCATTCTAGCACTCGAAACCTTCAACATTGCAGTTACAACCGCCATGTCAGCGTTTTCAGTTCCGTCGTTCTCTCGATCAGTACCGAATCCAGCTATCGAAGATCCACCATCCACCAACAAGGACACTTCCACATTGGTAGTATCTCCAAACATTTCCCAAGCAGACGAAAGGGCCTGAGAGCTTCTGTTAGGATGTGCTTCTGAAGTACCGCCTGTCAATTCAGTTCTTACGACTGACTTATTGATCACGCTGATGTCGATCACTTCCTCAGACTTCTTGAAGTTAAGGAGGTTCGACGCAACTGAGGTGATTTCCAACTGATCGCCGTAATCGGTAACAAATTCATTCACCGTTGCGAATATTGTTTCGAGTGGGTTCTGACTTGTCTTAGATTCGTACACTCGAATAGCAACAAGCTGATTCACTATTAGGTTGAGGTTTTCGTTCTTCTCGGTAAGTCCGGACAAGTTAGCCGCCAAGACTCCATTAGCCACATAGAACTCACCAGCAACAAAAACGTCACCGTAAATCTTATTGGCTTCGTCTACGTATGGAGTAGTGTACACGCCAAGTCCCTGAACATACGACTTGAATGCGGCAACTTCTGAAGAATACCAGTCGTCTGAAGGATCTGCATTTAAGCTATGAGGTGCCTCGAACCCGTCAGTGGTGTAATAGGTTCCATTTAGTACATAGGTCTTAATGGTGCTGAATGAAGTAGTATTTGTCGAATCTAAGCTATAGGTAACGAAAGCTCCACTTGACGCAATGGTTCCAATCTTATACTTGGTAGTTCCATTCACAGTAGTCGAGTATGTCGTATTGTCGGCCTGCTTGTAGAAGGTTCCGGTGACATCCTCGTATAGGTAAACAATCGTAGATAGTTCACCGACTTCAAAAGTCTGAATCGAGGTGAAGAACTTATTGAAGCCGGGGTACTTCAAGAACATAGTGAAAGGAGAATCCGGATCTTCGGATGCTATTAGCTTCTGGTTCTTCTTGTTGAGTAGAACATTATCCATGTTATACGAAACAGCAACGGGAGTGATACCGTCGCCAGTGCCAACCGCATCTTGGGTGATTTCTGCGGAAGAACCAACGGGGGCTAGGTAGACGCCGTAGTTCAGAGTTTCTTCAGTTGTTGCCTGAACAGTCCTAACAATGATGACTTCTGCGCCTGCATTCAAGAGAATCTTGGCGTTGTGTAGCAAGTAAACTTCATAGGGCTTGAAACCCTTAGGAGTCCCAAAGATCGAATACAGGTCGCTCTCAGTGGTAACGACTACTGGAATATTGGAGGGGCCTTTTGGAGTCCATCCCACCAAACCGATCCTATATGGTGCTGCCTTAGTATTAGGGCGACCAGAAACATCCTTGATGTTAATCTGTACTCCAGCCGCTCCCTTTAGATTAGTTTTGATCATGTAAAACTCCTACTTTGATAATATTTAGTTCCGATCAGAGAAAACGGGATTTTTTAGGATTTCCTAAATATTCTAGATGAACTCTAATATGGCATTGTATTTTAAGGGTAATTGGTCAGCCGAACAGTTGGCTGAAATGGGAATTAATACCCGAGATGCATTTAATCCGTACAACCAAATGCAAAATAGGTTTGCGGACCAAGTAACCCATGATAATCTAGCGGGTGAGTATACTGACGTGAATGGAGTTCAAAGCATCTACTACGTCTCTTCATTGGATACCAAGCGAGATCCAATCTACCACGAAGATCCTACTCAAGTAATGGAACGAGTATTCCATATCAAGATGGTAGGAGATGAAACGATTGCCGCCGACAAGATAAAATTTGGCAGATTTGTGTTTGAGGGTATGGACGAAATTAACGTCTTTATCCATAGGGCTACATTCTTCGAAATGAATTATGTTAGTTTACAGAATTATGGAATAGCTCCATTACTTGACCCATTAAATCATAATCCGATTATTTCGGAGAGGGGTGGCGCTCAATTCAATTATAAGGGTTATTCTAAAGCTCAGATATTCCCTAAGGCAACTGATTTGATAAAGCCTGACTGGAATAACTTACTATACGAAATCACCGACGTTAGAATAGAAATACCTGATCAGAGTTTCCTACAGAGAAAATACTTTTTTGGAATTACTCTTAGACAGTACAGAGACGACCATCGAGATATTGCAGATACCGTCGAGAATAATGGATTCAACACTGGGGGCATCATCAATAACAAATTCGACAGGTACACTGATTTGGACATTGCGGGTAATATCCAAAATGAGCCAATCCCTGATAGCAATGACGTTGACAATGACGAAAACACCAGAAGATATTGGGGTAACCCAGAACACCCGTATGGTGTTCATGAGGGTAGCATATCCAAAAAAGACACTGTTACGTATAGACCCGAAACAATTCCAGAGGGAACTAAGAATATTAGCGATAATAAGAGATTTAGACCTGCTCCGTTTGGTCGCGCATAACAAAATAGAATATTGAATTAGCCTAAATATTAGGCGAGGTAAAAATGCATTACGATCTAGATAAATTTGATGAGCTAATGGGTCAGGTTGAAGCCAAGTCATCATTTGTCCCTAAAAAGCCAAACAATGAAAGCGTTCTTGATCTAGCAGACTATAATATGGACCCCGTACATGAAGGCATTCTCCAGAAGGGAATTAACCGCATGTCTAACCTCTTATCGGCTAACATTAAGAGTAAGATCAGCAATGAATGGAAGCATCTAGATGAAGATGAGAGGAAATTACTCCTAAGGATTGTCGCTGGGAATTCTAGTGCTTTTGAAAACGAAGGTAAGGGAATTGACGTTGCACTGGCGCAGGCGTTTAAGGATAGTACACTAACCCCAACAAAATCAGAAGACGGAACAGCATCTATAATCGTCAATAAAGACGTTGACGTGTCTAATTCAGGTGCAGAGACTTTTCCTCAAGTATCGATTGAGCAGATTACAGGTAACTTGAAATGCAACTATGCATCGTTTAAGTCATTTGTCGGATTCCCGGTTTCTGTGAAGTCTATTGAATTCGCAAAAGGTAAGTCTCAGATTGAGAACCTAAAGGGACTCCCAGAGGTTACTGGTAGAAACGACGCTAATTATGCCGTCGATTTGAAATACACTAAGATCAATACTCTAAAAGGGTGGAGGTCTTCGAAGGCTATTAAAGGGCATGTCAGTTTCAGGGGATGTGGACTGAAAGACATTGCAGTAGATTCGCCTATCTACATTTCCGGTAGTTTGGATATTAGAGATAATCCAAACATTTCAATTGAGTCTTTGAAGTCTATCGTATTGAAGGATTATTCGAAGAATCAGATCGTAGTTAAAGGTCAGATATACCACACTCTCGAAGAGGACGGGTATTATTCTTCAAAGAAGATGAAGCCTGAAGAATACGTTCCAGAGGATTTGGGTGCGCTTACTGAGGCGACATCCAATAAGCAAGGTAAGGCAGTATCTCAGGAAGAGCTATGGAAGATCGGACCTGAAATCATTAAACAGGCTGAAGAAAGAAAGCTGAAGAAGGAAAAGGGTTCGGCTAAGGATACCCTAGCTCAGAAAATCAAGCCTGAAGTTCAGAGCCTAGTTAGTGATATGGCATCTAGTCAGCTAGATAGGAATACAGTTGCTCAAGCTAATCAGAAACTTACTAGTGGGATGACATCTGACGAATTCAGAAAATTAATGAAGGGATTGTTCGACAATCTACTTAAGCAATTAAACGACATGATGAGAAATACCAATGGCGGAGATTCGTCTCAGGTTGAAAAGTCTATTGATACTATCACTAAAGTAACTGCCGAAAATATCGCAGATAAGATGGAACTATTTGCTAAGACCGTCGAAGATATGGTAAAGTCGGGCGATTGCTTAGACATTGGTAAATTGAATAATGACGTTTCAGAGATACTAAAAACAGTATCGCCTATTGGATCTGAGGATGTTAGGGTTCTACAACAGCGTTTAGAGAATCTAGCCACCATCCAAGATAGAACTGAATACTCATCGACATTAAAGGATTTCCTAGATCTATTGTATGTTGGCATATTAGGGAAACCTGCAGTATCTGATAAGGTAATTAATGAAATCACCACTGCCTGCCTAGGTGACGTGTCGGGTGAGAACTTGCCAGAGATCAAAGGTAGTCCTGAGATCACTTCAGAAGAGCCAAGTACCCAGACCCCTCCAGAAACACCTGCAGAGGTACCTGTGACAAGTCAAGCGCCAGCACCTACAGTCGCCCCCACCAAGCCAACTGCACCCGCTAAGAAGCCTGCAATGCCAGCTAAGAAGCCTGCGTCAGTCGTGTCGAATCCTACGACGAACGAACCTAAGAAGGCAACAACTCCATCGAACAATCCAACTTCCGCATATAGCGATAAAGAGAAAAGTGGATTGGATCGATTCAGTAGACTAATATCTACTAGCAAATCAAGCAATAGTGAAAATTCGGAGGACAAATGAAGTTCCATAATGTAACAGGTTTTTTGGAAGCCGTAGCCGCTAAGCCATTAGACACTGAATCAACCACATTCAATCAAGACCTGCAGATCGTCAGATTGATTGACTATTTAACCACTGGAATCGATGAGTCGTTTTCAGACGACGCCACTAATGCAGGTGGAAAAGCTAGGGCTAAGAGTCGAAAAGGTGGACGTGGCTCGCTAAGCCCACATAAGGACTATTGCATTAGCTGTGTCAATATGATTGTTACGAATAAAGGATTGAATTCGTTTAGTCCATTATCAGCCGAAGACGTTCTAGTCCCTAGAATCCCTGCAGAATATACTGGAGATACTGATAATGTAGAGAGTGAATGGGCTTTCATTGAGAGTTGTCAGGAATTCATGTCTAGAATGTCTGACTCTGCAACAATTTCATTAACAACTGGTGGCGAAGACCCTAAGAATATTTCTTCTGTATTTGGAATGCAGAATAGAAATAAGATCACCAAAGATACTAGATTCTATAAAGCGTCTTTGTTATTTGGGTACATGATTGACGAAAACAAACTAGCATATATCGACGGAAACCAATCAGGTGTAGTTGGTATTGCTCCGGGTTATTTGAATCTAGATGCTGAAATGAAGTACATTGACGATTCGATTGAAGCTCAGCGCCCTCTTGCTGTAAAACTGATGAAGGAAATATTCTCCGCCAATCCGGAAGACATCGTAGTCACAAATGAAAACAGCGGCGAGGCTAAGAACGACGTTAAGGATTTACTCGCTAAGTTCAAGTCGGCAGTGCCTGAAGACGGAAACATCTTCATGTCGCCTAATGCTATCAAGGAATACCTACCACTATTTGAATATTTCAGGCTCCCCGCCGATCAGAGAGCTAAGAACGATGACTTCTTTAGCATTCTAACCAAGGGAATGGCAGATCTGGAAGAGAAGGGTGTTCACTTTGGAGAAAATCTCCAGACTGCTAAGAATGTCCAACACACCATCATGGCTGGTAACTACGACCTTGTCGTGGGATATAGTCAAGAAGGCGATACCACTCATACAGAAACATTCAAGAATAAGGGCGAAGAGATATTCGTAGGATATTTGACGAATTACGCAGGGCAGTCGAACGGAGAAGTAATCCCAGTATACTTCACGACCCAGAACCCATCCACGATTTCGAAGATGAATGCAAGCAAGGGAAAGCCTCTACACGTAGACACTTTGAAGTCTTCTAAGACTGAAGTACCGTTCAAGAAGTTGAATACTGAGGGATTAGCCAAGAGAACAGGTGGAAATGAAATAATCTTCCAACTACCAATTGAAATCTACTCAAAGGCTGGAGTTCAGACTGAACAGCCAGTTCAACCTGCGGCAGAAACTCCGGTAGAACAGAAGCCTGCGGTCGCAACCACACCCAAGGCTCCAAAGAAAGCGCCCGCAGGTGCAAAGCCACAGAAGGATGCACAAAAGGCAGAAGCCCAGCCAGCACCTATCCCAACACCTACTCCGGAATCGACACCTAAACCAGCCGCTAAACCAAATGAACCAGAGTCGCCCGCAAGTATTCTTAACCGAATCGGAAAAGAATACAAGGCCGGAAATATTGGTAGAAAGCCAGCAATCGAACAGATCAGGGACGAAATAGAAAGTAAGACTGGTAAGAAGTACGACATCCCTACCATTCAAAAGAGTTTTGATAAGAAGTTCCCGACGAATGACGAAAGATCTGAAAAAGAAATCAGAAGAGATGACGAATACAATGCACTATTCAAGGGAGATGCTAAGGATACTAGATTAGCAAAATCAGCACTGCCTCGAATCAAGGAACTGGCTAATCTCGGACATCAGTTCACCCCTGAGGAGATTGCCAACCTAGTTAATCGTGGACTGAATAAGGCGGATCTCGACAAGACGCTGGGAAGATCCACCGTAATGGAAGTAAGATCCTCGCCTAACAGTTTTAGTCTAAAAGCGTTGATGGAAAATCTATCGAGTCGTCGCATTAAATAATACTGGAGTGAATTACTAATGTACATGAACAATGCGGCCCTTAGGGGCGATTACGATGAGATTGAATATACGGAGGAAATGACCGACGAATTAGTCAAGTGTATGAATGACCCTGTATATTTCATCGAAAACTACATTCAAATAATCGACAAGAAAAAGAAAACCCTATTTAAGTTAAGACCTTATCAGGTTAAGTACATTAACCTAATTCACAATAATTCTAATGTCATGGGTATGTGGGGTCGTCAGAGCGGTAAATCAGTTTCTACTGCGGCCTACATTACTTGGAATATCATATTCAATCAGAACGTCAAGGCACTACTCCTCGCTGACCAGCAAGATAAAGCATTAGAACAGCTTAAGCGAATAAAGGAGATGATAGAGAATCTGCCTATTTGGATGCAAATGGGTGTGAAGAAGTGGGCTGAGAAGAGAATCATTCTATCTAACGGTTCCGAAGTCCGTGCGGCGGCAACACATGCTAAAGCGGCGGCAGGTTATACCGTTAACTTCCTATACCTTGACGAATTTGCGCTCGTGGATGATAACATTGCAATGGCGTTTATTTCGTCCGTTATGCCAACAGTATCGTCTGACCCTAATGCTAAAATTGTAATTACATCTACACCTAGAGGTAAAAATCAATTCTACAAGATGTGGGATAAGAACGAGCGCAAGGCAAAACAGGGAACACTTGCACATGACGATTTCATTACCTTCGGTATTAGATGGAATGATGTTCCCGGAAGAGATGATGAGTGGCGTCGAGGTGAAATCGAGAAGATTGGCGAAATCGCATTCAAGCAGGAGTACGATTGTGTAGGATATGACGAAATGGTGACTATTCGTAATAAACTGACAGGTGAAATTTCCACAATTAAGATAGGAGATCTTTATGAGATACTCTGAAGAGAGACAACGAGAAATAAACGAAAAACGTAGAATGACGGTCATGGCTAAGTATGGCGTAGATAGTGTAAATAAGCTACCAAGCGTAATCGCTAGAAAAAAGGCAACATGTATAGCTAGATATGGATCTGAGAGTACCATTGGTATTGACGTGGTAAAAAATAAGAGAATAGCTGCGCTATCCGAAAATAAAGAAGCAATTAATGATAAAAGAAGGATCGCTTGGACTGATGAGCTTGTGCAACAAGCAAAGAACACGAGAAGTTCAACAGTATTAGAGCGATACGGCGTTTCGAGTGTATCTCGACTTGAAGAAGTTAGGTCTATTGTTTCGGAGAAGACTAAACTTAGATATGAGAGTGAAGATTTTCTTGAAAAAATAAAGTCAACCTTAATGGCGAAATATGGGGTTGACAATGTTATGAAGATAGGTGAAGTGAAGGAACTCGCAAAAAGATCATGTCTTGTGAAATATGGTGTAGAATATTACTTAGCGTCTGACGATAGGCGACGAAAATTAGAAGTTGCAGGTAAATGGATACCGCTAGAATTATTGCGAGATTTTGAGGTGTATAGGCGAAATTGCATTGTAGAAACAAATAAACACAAGAAAATATTATATAGTAACTGGGATGGAACTTGTTATTATACTACTAATATTTTATTAACTGACAAAACAAAATACAATGACCCACTATACGCAACAATAGACCATAAATATTCAATATTCAATGGGTATATGAACGGAGTTTCACCTGAAGTAATAGGCGCGTATGACAATCTATGTATTTGTTCAAGACTGTCTAATACTAGAAAGGGTGTAAATAATGCATAAAATGAATACGAATTACGAAATATTAACGTCTGAAGGATTTTCTGATTTTGATGGAGTTAGGAAGAAATTATCTAAAAATGGAATAGTTCTCAAACTATCAAATGGCGGAGAATTTAAGTGTACTCGGGAACATCTAATATTAGTAGGAGGTGAATACGTAGAGGCGGAAAAACTATTAGGGGTTGAGGTTAATGGACTATTAGTTGTAGACTTGGAGTTAGTTGACGATGAAATATATTACTATGACGTACTAGAGACTAACAACCATAACTATATTACTAGTGAATTTACCTCACATAACTGCGAATTCGAGGGTTCATTAGCAACTCTAGTTCATGCCAGTTTTGTCAAAGGACTCAAAGACAAGTACATGCAAGAACCTTTGAACGTATTAGACGATAAGAAGCTACGAATATTCTCATGGCCTATTTCCAAAAAAACAGTGGAAGAAAATAACTACGAATATCTCATTACAGTTGACCCTGCAATGGGTACTAATCAAGACTATACAGTTGCACAGGTTTGGCTTGTTCGCTCTAATACGGATGTAGAGCAGGTTGCTATCTACCAGTCAAATGACATACCACCGCCAAACTTTGTGTCTAAAATTCTAGCACTATGTAAGATGTATCATAACCCATTCGTCATAATTGAAACGATGGAACCCGCAGGTGGAATTATACTTGGACTGTTGATGCATAATAGTAACTACTATAACGTAATCAATATGCAAAAAGATGGAATTGGATTTAGAATGTCCCATGAAAGGAAAATCAAATCCTGTACGCTATTACAAGTCTATTGCGAAAAACAGGCAATTAAGATACGAGACGAGAATACGTATGCCGAAATAGAAATGTTTGGTAAGAAACACAATACTTATCAGGCAATTGGAGATAATCACGACGACTGCGTAATGTCAGTACTGTCAATGCTGTATTACATAAACAGTCCATATTTCTATGGAAACATTGATGCTGTATCTATCCATAAGAAACCTTCAACAGTTAAGATCGACGGCATGGAAGAAACCGACGACGTATTGATCAAAGAAGCATTAGCTAGAATGCTAGAAGAGGATGACGTTAAGGGCGACGGAAGCGAATACACTGGAGGTGCTTTCATAATCGCATCTTCTTCTAAGGTGTCATTTGAAGATGCGGCTAGATGGAGAAACGAAAGAATGCCAGATCAAGCATCCAATCCGATGTTCAATCCGAATGCAGGCGGTAATATCTTCTGGCATAATCAATCAGGCTATTAAGCCCACTTAACAGATACTTCGAAGCTACCTTCAGTTGATTCTCTTCTATCGTAAAATACGTATAGCTTGGTATCCTGAACCAAATTAACAGGTTCGAATTCAACTTCATACTTGGTGGCGAGCGATAGGTTAGATTCTCGGGGTAACATAATGGAACCGCGAGCCTCTAAAGTACCAATCGAAACATTAGCAGACGAATTGTTAAATGGGTCAATGACTGCGACGTATGCACTCACTATCTTTTTACCCGCAGGTACAGTGAACAATTCAGTTTGAGAAGCCGAATTTATGTCAAAGTACTTAACAAACTCAGTCTGATTCTCCAGCTTAATTCCACTCGCAACTACAGTATTGATCTGTTTACCAGTAGATGCCTGAACTCCATTAGGGTCAAACGCATCCCCACCTAGACTAATATTCATGTCAGCGGCGATCAATTCTTGAAGTGTGGCATTATACTCGTCAATGGTAATATCTTCTACCTCTACGCTTCTAATTAATTCAATTGGCTTTCCACTCAAGGCTATCTTATTATTCACTTCTTTAATCAATGTGCCTAGGTAGAATGGGGCGTACATATCAAACTTAACCTTGAACGTATAGTCACATACATAAGATCTTGATTTTTCCCTTTCAACTTCATCGTTATATTGTGGATTAACTCCAACCAATTCAACTATCACGTCTCTTTTCAGGTTTGAGAATTCGAATTCTTTTATTGCAGTATTGAAAGTTGGATTAAAATATGGAATGATTTGTTCCATTATCTGGAAGTGGTCTTGGATTATTTCAGTGTATGAAGTCAATGTATAAGTTTGAATCCAAGGGCAAGGTCTTGCGTCTTGGATCATCTGCTTACTTGATTTGTCATACAACTCTCGAATGAACGTGCGAGATGGAGTAGCCCCCGAATTTCTTTCGAGTGCTCCCATTCTTAACCCTAGGATAGGATATGTGTGTTTAGATTCAGGATTGTCCTGAGTATTCAATATAAAGTCGGCAAAATTCTTGGAGAAGTGAAAAGTAAGAGGCACCTTTATGCGCTTCTTAACGCTTCCATCTTTGTTGTACCTGTTAACCTTAACTCTATCAAAAAGGTCTAATAGAGCTATGTTGACTCGTTCAAATATCCTAGGGTGGTAATAAGGAACCATTTACACTCCAGCAGATTGCTTGAATCTATTAAAAGATTTCTCTCTTTCGTCTTCTGGAATGGCCGATGGAGCGTTTGCTATTTGATCATTCCTAATACTAGCGTTTGCAGTATCTACGATCTTAGGATCTACATTTGGAACGTCTAGTGGGTTTACGTCATCTAGAGGCTCATCGAATCCACCTGAATTCAGTCCATCGTCTGGAGGTAGAGTATTCGCATCGAAATTCAACTCTTCATTGTCGGTAGGGATGGTTGAAGAATCTAGCCCAAGTTCCTTCTCTTCTTCACTAACGGCCTTCGTAATTGCCTTGTGGTTTGCATTCAAAATGCCAAGCAATTCTCGATAGAATCCGAGCGCCTTCTTTTCCAAGACT